AGCCCTTTCACTTTACTTGGACTTTATTGAATCAGCCAAGCCTTTGATAGCTTCTAGGACATCGTTATCAACTTGTGACTTTAGAGCTGTGTTGTAAATAGTTCTTAGAGTTTCTAGATCGCCGTTCGCTGCAGCTTCAGAAGCTTCCTCGATGTAGTTCCGAGATTCTCGAGTTGCCTTGATCATCTCTTCCCTTGATGGGCGATTTTTTGATGTGCTTAGCCCTAGTGTCGCGAGTCCGCGTCCGATAGCCGAACTGGCGCAATTCTCTAGAAAGCTCGCTCGGTTGATGTGGCTTGATCCTCGAGTTTCGTGAGCCCAGTCAACTGATGCAGGTCTAGGATCTTCCCGGTCAGTAAAGATTGAGGCTTGAACTACAACTTCAGTTTCGTTTATTAGTTTTATTTCGGTAATAATTCTGCCTTGAGGCCAAGTTTTCCAAAACTTCTGAATGCGATCTGCAACAGTTTCATAATTTGATAAGTCGAATGCCATCTGTGTTTTCTCCTATTTGAATGTGATAAAAGGTTTTGCATTTCGAGCTTGAAGTGAGATTACCTTTTCGCCCTGGTAGAGACCGTATTTGATTCCGTTCATGAAAGCAAGCACCGCTGCCTTTTGAGCCTTCAACGCGTTGTCCCAGTATTCTGCCTGAGTCTTAGTTGAAAGCAAGTTAGACCATAGAGATCCAAGCTCAATTTCGCCTTCTTGTAAGCCTTCAGAAAGTTCCCTGACAGCTTCGTAAGTAGAATTGCTGCCGTCGTAGTCTGGAGCGGTATTGGTATCTAGGAAGCCACAGAAGGCTCGTACAGCCTCTTTCATCTCCTTGGCAAGGGAATCATCCCAAACGACCTCAAACTCCTTCCATTCGCCTCCTGCGACCGCTACGACCACACCCCGCTCTAAACCAAGGACTTGAAGATAATGTTGAACTTGAAGATTATAGTGCTCTGGTAGCTCATCCCAGTATTGCCTGGTGAACTTGATCTCCAGCACTCCGAGCTTGCCATCTGCCCATTCAATAATGCCATCAGGGTTGGCTTTCAGAATTGGGTTAGCAACGCTCTGCCATGTGCCTGTTTCATAAACGGTTAGCCAGCCTTCGTTTTGCTCTCTAAACAAATCTCTGATAGGAGCTTCAAAAGCTGTGCCCAGTTTCATCGGCATCGAAGGCTCTACTTCATCGCTTAGCTGGCCGGTCTTTTCAGCCCAAAGTCGATATGCAGACTTCCATGGGTTCTTGTTCATTACTGCGCCGATGTCTGATCCACCGATGCCCTCTCGGGCTGCGTGCCATTCGGCTGAGTTGGGCTCAAAGGTGCCCAAGTACCTTCCGAAGCCTAAAGCTTCAATCTTTTCTGTGATGGTCATGTTGCGATTCTAGTAAGTAGCTAAGACAAAACCCCGGCCGTGTGATCTATGCCGAAGCATTACAGGGACGGTTCCGGGGTGTCTAATTTACTTCTCAGGCTTGAGCGCGTTCTCTACCTTGGCACCAATTCCATATTCATCTTGGTTGGGATCTAAGGCTTTGATAAGCGGGCCCAGTATGCCGCCTAGAATTGCAGACATAGTAATCTTGCCTGGATCATCGACACCGGCTAAAAGCATAGCTCCGACCGATGCGATTGCAGCCCGAAAGTATGACCAAAGCGCTGCCTTTAGTTGTTTAATAGTTTCTTCGTTTTTTAGCTTTTCAATAAAGGCTTTCACTTGTTGCTCCTAGTTTTGATGTAGCTGATCGGTTCTTCGTATCGAGCTCCGGTCAGACTCCAAACATAGTCCTTACCGTTTTGAATCTCAAAGTGTAGATGCGGGCCGGTCGATGCACCGGAGTTTCCGGACTTGGCTATTAGCTGTCCTTCTGTGACTGTCTCGCCTTTTCTTACTTTTAGAGATCCTTTGTTTAGGTGCATGTAGCTGGAAGTAATCCACTTACCCTCAACCTTGTGTCGAAGCTTGATGATATAGCCACCGCCACCAGGTTCGCCGTTAGATCCTTTGATGCTCGATGGGCCGGAGAAGATAACCTTGCCATCTGCTATAGCGTAAACAGGGGTGCCAATTGCAGACGCGTAATCTATGCCGTTATGGTGCTTCCTAATTTTCTCTAGCGGATGCACCCTCCATCCGAAACCGTAGGTCACTTTTGGAATTGGCTTATTAAAAGGTAATCTCATTTTATAACCAATCCAAAAACTGCAGATATAAGTCCAAGCAGACCGGCACTTAGTCCTGTGTAAGCGATTCTTTCAATCCAGGCTAAACGTGCCAAAGTCAGTTCGACCTCTCTAAGCCTGTCTGGAACGTCATCCAGGTGATCTAGCTTTTCGAGAATCTTGATAAGGGTCTCTCCATGCTCTAGCTGTTTAGCGTAGATAGCATTTTGAGTTATGCGGACGCCTGTTGTTTCTTCCGCCATGTTAGCTCTTGAGTGCAGCTATCTCTTCTGGAGTCAGACCTAGGGCTTCAAGCTTTGCATTGGCAGATGCCTCTAATGCAGCTTGCTCAGCTTCGGCAGCCAAACGAGCTTTCTCCGCTTTCTCATAAGCTTTACGATCAGCTTCGCGCTGAGCTAATTCTTCTTCGGTCAGTTCAACTTCGGTAGCGATACCGGTCGAGCAGTCGATAACTAGCTTGGTGATTACTTCAGTCATTGTTTTCTTTCTTGTTATGGAGAGGTGGTGACTATTCCGTCAGTGCCTTTAGTAATTTTGTAAAGAGAAATTGTTGAACCAACAGCAAAGTTTCCAGTTTCAGCAGTAAAAGTAGCACTAGTAATTGCGGCAGTATTTGACCACAATCCAGCCAAGATGGTTTGATAAGCAACTGATTCGTTATTTTCAGTCACAGAGTCTACGCTATAAGACTTATTTGTTGAGCCAGCATAATTCGGAAAGTAAATAGAGATGTTTCCAAAGGTGTTAGCGGTGACTGCCGCATCTGGCATGCGAGCCATGAATCTTGTTTCAGTAAAGCTGCTTGCTGATGAGCCTGAGCCGTCTAAAGCTCTAGCGGTAAATCCAGTTGTTGAGCTGTTTAGAGATAAAAGAACACCATAGGTTCTGTAAGTGCTGTTGGTAGAGGTTGCTCGCAAAGATAGAACTGCCACAAGGTCGGTCGCATCCTGCGGAATAGAGGTGAACTCAATTGAGGCTTGTGCTGTGCCTAAAGTTTTAGATTCAATTAGCTTCATGCGATTACTCCGTAAAGTGAGAAGGTCGTCCCTGATGAATAATTAGCACCATTGTTTGTAAGTACCGCCAAAGTTGTGACTGCGTTTGTATTAGCCCAGCGACCAGCAGTAGCGTGAACAACATTTCCAGCGTGCTGATTCAAGCGAACTAAAACAGTTTTGTGTTTATTAGTAGCCGAGTAATCCATTACTTGCCAAATTGCGGAGAACTTACCTGTGACGGAGTAATCAGGAATTGGGTCAATGTAGGTTGTGCTAGTTGTAGCAGAGTAAGTGCTACTTCCACCAGCCATCATTACTGATGTGTAATTGGAACCTGTATCGGCATTGAAACGCATAACTGGTCTACCTGATGTGGCAGTTGCTCCTTCTACGACCAAAATCAAATCCCGATAAGAAGCGGGAATGTTGCTCAGAGTCACTGTTGAGGTAGCAGAAGCAAGGGTCACAGTAGCCAGGGGAGTATAGGTAGGTGTTGGCATGTTATCCCTTTATTCCGTAGAGAGAAAAACGTGATCCGGTATTAAAATTGGCAAATGCGTCAATCAATTTTATTTCAGTCACGCTGTTAGTCAAAGCCAAGCTTCCACTAGTAAGCCTAATTCTATTTAGATCTGTAGCACCTGTAAGAGCTCTAAATGTTTTGTTTTTTGTTGTTGAATAAGCGTCAAGAACGTCAAGCACCATAGCACCATGAGCATTAGAAGCAGAGCTGTTACCTGTAATCATTCCTAGTCGCATAGAGCTTTGTGAGGTTTGTGCAGAAGATGAAACCGTAGATGCATTTCCCTGAAGTTCGTGATAGAAGTATCCAGAAGTGGTTGCGTTGAATTGAACGTTAATAGCTGAATCAAAATCAGCTCGAGTCGATCTAGCAACTGCGCGAATCTGCAGGTGTTTGTAGGTTGAGGAATAACTTGCCAGGCTTGAGAAAGTCACAGAAGATTGTGCGCTTCCAAGAACATAAGTTTCAATTAGCTCAAAGTCGGAATCTACACCCCCACTAGCACTAGCGAGGAACCCTAAAGGAATCAGCATTGTTAGCCTAGGTTTCCAATCAAGTAGTAAACGCCTGAGCCACCGAATACAACGGAAGCTCCTGCGTATTGCTTAGCTGTCTTTAGCTTTGCGTCTGCTGAAGATAGTGTGACACCAGAGCCCGCTGCGAATGTAATTTGACCCGCACCCGCTTGGATGAAGTCGATGCGGTCACCCTGCTGAGTTAGCACGTTGTCAATTGTGATGGTGATAGCTGATCCGGTAGAGCGAATTGTGGTTCCAAGGTCAGCTGCAACGATTGAATAGTTAGCAGACCTATCAGACCAGCCCGATGGCTCGTCGGTTAGATCGGCCCAAGCTGTCCCGGTGTAATACTGATAGCGGTTAGCATCCTGCAACCAGGTAAGCATTCCCTCAACCGGAGCGGTGAGTGCTGATGCTCGAGTAGCTGAGCTGCTAAATACCATGACAGACTGGTTCATCAGATAGTCGTTTAGATCCGAAGCGTTTAGAACGCTACCGTTAGAAAATACTTTATAAGCCATTAGGCTTCCTTCCAAAGTTCTAGAGTTGTGAACCAGTTATTGACGTCAATTTCGTGACTGACGCGAATGACAGTGTAGTATCCCACAATGTCCAGCTGGTTAGTAGTATAACTGACCCCGACCAAAGAACCCGGTGTAAACACCGCTGCAGCTGTTAGATTGCCCAGCCTGTCCTTAGTTGGAGTGACTACCTGGCTAACTAGCTTGGTTGGAGCTTGGATGTAAACAGCGTTTGCCCATCGAGCTAGCTCTGTTGCGTCGGTAGTGTTTATTGATACATCGATTGCTGATTCTCCAAAGAGGTCAATCGAATCCTGATCCTTACGGAATACAAAGATAGTGTCATCTGAGGTTAAGGCTACCTTTAGAGAGTTGTAAACGGCATCGGCATCCGAGCTGACGTTTATCTCAGCCAGGCATAGGTGATAAGGGCTTGAAGAGTGATTGTTGCCAACTACGTAAGTTGTCGAGGTTCCCTCAGATGAAGTTGGTCTAGGAATTACCGTAAGTTGTTCTGTCTCCTGGTCAATCCAAACGACAGCCAAACCAACATCGATGGCGTCATTGATAACATCCGGAACTAACACGTTGTCAATTTGAACCGCTGGGATTTTACCGACAGTCGGTTGTGAATTAGCAGACAGACCAATACCGGTGTCTAGTGCAATCAGTTCAAATACATCATCGGTAGTCGCATAGCCCGCTGGCAGGGTTGTTGTATCCCAATCTGCAATTCTTAGGTTTACCAATGACTTGTAGATGTCATAAGCGGTTATGCGAATCAGGTTTGGCCCATCAGGGTAATACGTGACATCAATTGTATCGATGTAGCCAACAAAAAGAACTCGGTCAATTTCTTCGGAGTCTAGGCGGACTCGAATCTTAGTATTAGCCCTAATGTTCTTGTTTACGGTCGGGTCTAAATCATAGCTTTGAAGAGTTAGGTTAGCTGTGGCCGGTTGAGGCTGGAAGTAGATTGCGTCATTGATAGATCCACCGATTGAGATAGATGCGTTAGCAGTTTCGCAAGCGACGTCTTGCCATTTTAGACCTGAGCTAGGAGCTAAAACATCATCGCCACCGATAATCGATAGCCCAATAACAAACTCACCGTAGCCACCGAGAACATCGTCAGAACCGAGGGTGCTAATTCCGAGAATAAAGCTGTTGCCATCCTCATCTGGAAGTAGAAACTCGACAAATAGATTGTCCTGCAGGCTAAAGTTGGAGATCATCGTGCGCCGATAGCCCTAAGTGCTGCTCCGGTAATCGAGGGGGCTCCGGTGCTCTTAGTCCCCTTGTTTACTGCATTGGCAATTTCTTTAGCCGTCACGTTGCCTTTATTGATGTTGATGGTCACGTTCTTTGGAGTGGTGGGAGCGACAGAGCTCTGAGGTGTAGAGATTTGTCCAGGAATTGTCGGTGCCTGATAACCAGAGATACCAACTAAGCCAGTCGAGATTGTGTTTACTAGATCAGAGAAGATTCTAAAAATTGGGAATGCATTCTTGAAGCCTTGAACCATTAAATCGACGGTCTTTACAATGCCCTCGAGGATTCCGGACATAACAACAAAGAAACCAATAAAGCCCTTAGCTTCTGGCCCTGCGGTTATCCCAAACAGTTTCGCTAGGGATGCACCAAGGTCTCCAAAAGACTTATTCAAAGACTCAAAAGCCTTCTGAACCTGCGGGCTGTTTAGAGCATTGTTCAATACGCTGAAAAAGTTCTGCACCTTGGGAAGTATGTCAACAATTGCAACTGCGAAAGCTTCGACCAAAGGCACTAGAAGCGTTCCAAGTGATTCTGAAATTTCTCCAAGCGCTACGTTTAGTCTTTTGTAAGGATCGAGGTTAGCTGCCTTATCTGCGCTTCCTGCGAATAGGCGCTCGAGCTCTGCTAGTGGATCTGAAGCTCCCTTAATTGCCGGGGCAAGTCTTTCTAGTGCTCCTGTAGTTCCATCTGGCCCAACAGCTCTGGACAATGCCTTTACAACAACATCCAGGCTCTTACCGGTTCCAGCCGAGACATCGAGGGCCAAGCTCATTAGATTTGTTGACTTTTCAACATCTCCGGTTGCTCGAGCTAGTTGTGCGAAGGCTGGTCTTAGCTGATCATCGGCAACTGCAGCCTGAATAGACATCTTGCCAATTGCCTTTTCAACAGAACTGATTTGAGCTTTGTTAGCTCCGGTTGTGTTTTTTAGGGCTGTGGCTAATAGACCTTGGCTTTTAGCATCTTCAACTGCAGCTTTAGAGGCTTGCTCTAATTCTCGAGCAATAAAAGCGAAAGATAAACCAACACCGATAGTTGCGAAGGCTTTACCGATGCCAGAGCTAATCTTCTTGGCAGCTCCCTGCAAGCCAGAAAGTTGCTTGTTCGCGCCCTGGGTAGCAGCCGTAAGCTTCTTGAACTCACCGAGGATTTCTACATTGAGGACTAGGCTCATTGATCAATACCATCTTCCAAAACTTTTAGGAAGGCTGCGAACTCTGTCATTGTCAGAGCTTTATACTCCGAAGGGCTAATGTTGAATGCCTGGCAGAACCTAGCCATTCTTTGAGCTGCGTGCTTCCTTATTCTTTTTTTGT